CTCCTCTCCGTCCATGATTGCCAGCAATGCCTTTGTCGCGGCATACGCCGGCACCACAGTTTCCGGCCGGGCTGACATGGACACACCCACAGCCGCCCGGATGGTGGCAGCCTCCACCTGATCCACCTGCCCGTCTCCCAGATTTTTCCCTGCACATCCTGTCACCATCATGACAACCGCGAGCACCAATAAAAAAGTTAACATGTCCATCAATTTGTTTTTCATATCATTTTCCTTTCTTTAATAATTATAAACGCCCACACCCAGCCAGGCGCCGACCCGGACCCCGGCATATCCGGCCCAGGCCGTGATCCACCAGGAGGTCCGCCGAACATCTTTCCGGAATTCCTGATCCGCGAACAACCGCTCTGCCGGAGTTTTTGCCATTTGGCATCGCCAGTCATGCCGGAAAAAGGCAATCGGGTGCCGGTGCCTCGGGAAAAATCCCTGGAATATCCACGGCACGCTGCTGCCGTCCGATTCAAATCCGGCCGGGATCAACCCCATGGTGCCGTCCGGCTTCCGGTACGGCAGCGGGATGGTCAGCGCCCGGTGCAGGGGTTTGTCCAGCACGGTGCGCATAAAAACTATCAAGCCGCTTTCTGCCATCAGTCGCTGGCCCTTTCGTTCAAGATCCGCTCCCGCTGCTCTGCCGTCAAATCCATGTGGGCCACCATGGACCGCAGCATCCTGAACAGCAGCGCATTTTTTCTGGCCATGGCTTCCTGGAATTTGTCCTGACTCGATTTCAGCTCATCGATCTTGCTGATCAGCTGAGTGCTCATCCGGCAGTCGCTGGCGTGCCGGGCCGCGCACTCGGACTGAGTCACAAACCGCTTGTCGCTCAGCATCCGGATCACAACCCCGGCCACCACCGCGCCCAGGGCTGTGAACAAGCCGGATATCAACGTGATTTCAAGCATGGAAAACTGCATCAGATCACCCTTTGTCGTTTTCTGCTGCCATTTCGGTTTGAATTTCCTCCCAGGCTTTGTCCCGGTCTTCCGTGCTGATGCTGAACCCGGCCACGGCTTCCATTGCATCCACCAGCGGGACACCGGACTTTGTCACCTGCCCGGCTTTTGCCGCCTGCCGGGCAGCGGTGATGATCGCGCCGTGCCGTTCCGCTTCCGCCAGTGCCCGGGCCTGTTCCTTTTCTGCCTGATCCCGGGCCTGTTTCTCGGCCTCGGTCTGGCGGGCCTGTTCCACTTCGGTCAGTTCCAGGTTTTTCAGCAGCACCTTGCCCGGGTTTTCCAGCCATACCGTTTCGCCGGCCTTCAGTGTGACGGACTGGAGAACCTCAAACCTTCCGGACATATTTTTGACCGCCCTGAGACGGTGCGCCCGGGCGGCGGCCTGGCGTTTGTCCAGGCCGATATACCCGCCGTTGACCTTTATGATGCCTGTGGTGTAGTATTCACGCATCCGTCACCCCACTTATATCAAGGTCACGAGACAGGAATTCTGCCACATGCCGTAGCCAACGTTACGCCAGCTGTCCAGGCCATACTGGTGCGCATCATTGTCAAACTCATATTCAGATCCAGATCCTTTGACTTTCAGCTGCACACCCACCTCTTCCTGGCGGATGAAGGACTTCAGATATGAGTCGGTGCGGAAAGTTACGAACTTTTCGGTCCAGCTCAACCGGGGATTGACTGCTACGTCAATTCGAAACTTGCCCTTGAGCGCATTCAGGGCAGACTGAGTTTCAGCCACTTGGGCCGGGGTTGCAGCCGCCTGAAGCGCCACGTTCATGTACGGCACCGGAACCATGACTAAGAACTGGGTGGCATCTTCGTTCATCGGCTCGCCCTGGTCATCGACAAAGCTGACGATCTGCTGGATGGATTTGGCAATGGCAAACTGCATTTCCGCCACTGCCGGGGACGTGGTGGAGCCACCGGTGGCCACCGGTTCAGCTGAAATATCCACTTCGATGTCATTTGACTGTGCGCCGGATTCCCCTTCCTCGTGGTCGGTGTCGAAAAAATACTGGCCGTCATAACAATCGGTCGCTTCGCCATCGATCACAAGGTAGGAAATCAGCGATGCCCAGTGGGTGTTTGCCCTGCGGGCCAGTTCGTTGATCCGGACCATCAACTGGCCGGTCTTGTCGCGACGCAGGTCCCTTACCAGCACTTCCAGGGTCGCCTCAAAGTGCTTGTTCCGGATTTTAAAGGATTCTTCCCTGAACCCTTTGGCGTTCCTGCCGCCGATCCATTCCCGCATGGCAGGGGTCATGCCCAGCCAGGTGTATTCCTCTATGGCCTGGTCGGACGTAAAATAATTGGACACCGCGTCAAGCCACGGTGCGCCGGTGGCAATGGCCAGGGCCTTGTAAAAGTTCCCGATCACCTGCCGTTCTGTAATTTTATCCATTTTTCTGTTCCTTTCCCTTTACAGGTGTGATTATGCTGCTTCTTTGGCCCAGGTGCCACGGATCTTGGTCACAGCCCACCCGGTGGCGTCAGCGTATTCCAGGTCAACAAAGTCCCCACGGCAGGCCGTGGCTTTGGTGTTGATCAGGTCCTTGTCATCTGTGTTGGTCAGATCCGGTCCCTTGATGCCGTCGTTTACATTGGGGCTGATCGTCACGCCAACGGTGCCGAATGCGCCGGCGTTCACGATCCTGACCTTCATGCCTTCCACGGCCGGGAGAGTGATGATTTTTGTGTCGGCAGTGACAAAAATCACTTTGCCGGTGTCCTGGTTATCCAGGGTCTTGTCCACGGCCGTGCTTTCTGCAACCAGACCGTCATGGGGATCTTCCAGGACCCCGGCGTCAAACTCGACAACCATATATCCTGAAGAAACGAACCGCCGGGAAAAACCGATGAACACCCCCCCGGTTTTGACAAAGGCAAAGGTATCATCATCAGTGGCATATACCGGCAGGTTGATGTCCGTGATTACAGCCCCGGACACCGGCAGAACCACAGATCCTTTTTTCACCACCCGGACATTGATTTCAGCGTCCGATCCATATGAGTTGTCGGCCTTTTTTTCCGCAAACCCCGCAAAACGGTCCGCAGATGTCAGGGGCCGGGCATGACCGGAGGCCAGCACAATACCGACGGCAGCACCTTCATAAATGATATCCGATGCGATCACCGGAAATTCGTTCCGCTCCCCGATTTCCCAGGTGCGGGCCTTGTCAACAGCTAAAGTTGTCATGTCTTATGCTCCTTTCTTACCGGTCAGGATTCGCACCAGACCTTTTTCACATGCCTGTTTAAAAGCGGCATAGGTTTCAAAATCTCCGAACTCCTCAACCAGTTCTTTGTCCTTCTTGAACTCTTCCTCGGTGTCCGGGTCTGTCTGGGCCTTTGGCGGCGTGACTTCAGGCGGTGCAGACGGATTGACCGGATCGATCCCGCCGGTGCTCAAATTTTCCAGGGCCGTCTCCTTGATCTTTTTTTCCGCTGCCAGTACCTGCACAGCCGCTTCCGGGCCGGTGGTCTTGCCGTCAAACATCAGTTTTGTGATCAGGTCACCGTGCCCGGCCATGGCCTGCTCCGAAACACCTTTGATCCGTGCCAGCTCGTCTGCTGCGCCTGCGGCCCGGCCGGCTTCCTCTCCCTGTTTGAACGCTTCGTCGGCCGCATCCTTGCGGATTTTGGCCAGCAGTTCAGGGGCTTTGCTTTCCAGCAAAGACAGTGTGATTTCCATATCCTGCTCCTTTCGTGATATATTGCCGGCCGGGGCCGGCGTTTCGTTCACCTGTGAAAAACAGGCAACTTGTGTGTTATCATCGGCACCCAGGGCCACGAATGATGTTTCAAACACTTCGGATTCCAGCCAGATTTCAGCCGGGCCTTCCAGGTCCTGACCGTTGACCTCGGCCGTGGCACCCTGCTCGATTGCCATGATCTTCAGCGGCTTGACACCAATGCTGGCCTGCCAGGGGAACCCGTCACTTGCCAGGGCCTGAACTTCCCTGGCCGCATCAGTTACGGATGAAAATTTCCCGGACACCATGAATTTTCCGTTTTCCTTGCGGTTGGCCATGGAATATCCGACAATGGCTTCTCTAAAATGTTCCCTGAATATCGGCATCTTGGCCTTTGCCTTGATACCTTCCACATCGATAGCCAGTTTGCCCCACCACCGGTCCACCACAGCTCCGGTATATGCGGTGATGTCAAACTCGGTCTTCAGCTTGCCTTCCGGGGCATCCCGGAACAGCACCGGGGCCGACAACGTAACCTGATTGGCCTGGGCCTGCTGTAATTCAATAATATTGTCCATATTTCTCTCCCTATGCCTCATCCCCGTCCGGCAGCACGTCTTCAAAATCGTCCGCCGTGGGGTATGCCAGCAGGCCGTCCCGAATCTGGGCATTCCGTTCCTTGACCTGCTGCACATGATTGTCATCCCAGTCCGCCCCGGTCAGCTCGGCCGTCTCTCTGGCCAGCGTGGACAGCCGTCCGTCAATGCGTTCCCGGGCCGCCTTGACTTCCTTCAATTCGTCAATCTGCCCTTTGGTCGGACCGACCCAGGACCCGGCAAGGTATGCCCGGCGAATTGCCGGATCATCAAAAAATCCAGGTGCTGGAATGCGGCCCTTTGCCACCGCCTCATACATCCAGACCTCCTGGACCGGCCGCAGAAAATTATCTGCCACCAGTTGCCGCTCGGACAGCACGTATTTCCACAGCTCAAGCAATGCGGCCCGGGCAGCGGAATAAGATTTGGTAAAATGTTTGATCAAGATTTCAAAGGGCAGCTCCAGGGCCACTCCGATCTGGCGAAGAACCGATTGAACAAATGGGTCAAACGCCTGATTCGGGCGTCCCGGATTGGCGGACGTAATTTTCTCCCCAGGGTCCAGGCCGACAATCATGCCGTTGCCCAGCTTCATGTCTTTGTCGCCTGCGGCGTGACCAACTTCCGTGCCAATCTTTGAATAGTCAAAATCGCTGGCTCCGGATTCTGATTCAATGAAGACAGTGAACAGGCCAGAAACCACCGCCGCCATGATTTCCGCCTCGGTGTATCTGCCCAGCTGTTTCAACGGCTCGATCACAGCGGCCAGGTCTGGCACGCCCCTGGACTGTCCCGGCCGGGTGGGATTGAAGATGTGCAAAACGTTGCGAAGCCCGGTTTTAACGTTGAACGCATCCCGGGTCTCCCATTTCATAGATTTGCCCGGGGCCATGGAACCGGGGTGATGCTTGAGAATATGATACCGCACCGGTGCGCCGTCAGCATCTTTTTCCACCCCGCCTGCGATGGTTTCTGTGTCCATGGCATTGTCCTTGTTGCACACCCGGTCCGCTTCCACAACCTGGAGCCGGAGATCATACACGGATCCGGGCCGGGTGCGCCTGGGCAGCAGGACAAACACGTCGCCGTTTTCTTTTTCCTGGTTGTAAACCATCCGGGTGATGGCGTGTCCGTTCAGGGTCCGGGCCAGGTCCACGTCTTTGGAGTCCCAGAACAGCCGCCATTCTCGTTCAATGAGGCGTTCAAGTTTGGACGCGGCCTCTTCATCCAGGCCCAGGACATCCCGCTTGATCTGTGACTGGAACCGCAAGCCTGTGCCGATAACATTGGTGACTTTGGTTTTGATGGCACCGCCGGCCAGAGGATTGTTCCGGCACAGGTCCCGGGACCGCTCCCGGAGATCAGGAAGGTCGGTCAGGATGTCGGTGTCTGCGTCGCCGCCGCTGGTGGTCCATTGCGACAGGGCCCGCTTTGATCGGCTGGCCCCATCGTATCCGCCGAATAGCTCCATGGCGATGCGGTCTTTGAGGCGGCGCTTCCCGGCGGTAGGACTGAAAAAAGCCACAAACCAGTCAACAGGGTTCAGCTTGGTTGTTTTGATTTTTTGTTTGACTTCGCGCAGGTTCATGTCGGGGTTGCCCCCGTGATGCGGATGCCGCCACGATCCAGCTTTTGGACAAGGCGGGACCACTTTTCAACATCGGCGGACAATGCGGACAGCTCGGCGCGTTTGAGGCTCCGGCTGCCGGTGGAGTATTCCTGAGATGTCAGCGCCGCTTGATACGCCACAATGGCAGCGTCAAGGAGCGTTTGTGCTTGTGCAAGGGTGATTCCGGCCATAAATCCTCCTGTTTTGGAAGATTATAACGCCGGTTTTTTGAGAAATGGCCGATTCTGCCTTATTTGAGGGTTATTTGGGGGTTATTTGGTGGTTATTTGGGGGTTATTTTACTTGACAGGGGGTTAAATGGGCCATGATTGGGCATGGTTTTTCACGACTCCTCTTCCTTTATGGCGTCAGGGTTAGCCCTGCGCCTGGTATATGCTCTTAAAAAGTCTTCGATATTGTCTATGTGGGCAAGCCATCTGCCATCTTCAATCAATACTGGCATACCGGCGGCGATTAGTTTTTTCAGCTTGTAGTCAGACGCGCCTTTGAGGTAGTCGGAAATTTCCTTTTTGCCGTCCAGTAGACCTGTCATTGAACCCCCTTGCTGATTATGCGTCGGCCTTTTTGTTGGGTTGATTCATTTCTTTTGGCAAACAAGCTCACCCCGCCCCCAGGCCACTCCGGTTCTGCCAAAGCCAGGCATCCGCATTCACAGTCAAACAGGTCATTTCTGGCACTGATCTGGACCCAGGAGTCATTTCCATGTGCGTCTGTCTGCTTTTCTTCTGCCAGGATGTGCTTGGCATACTCTTCACCGGTGTCTTTGTGGAGATAGGCCGCGTGGTACGGTTCGCCGTCTATCGCCTGATTCAGTCGGTAAATGAATTTGTCTTTCAGTTTTTGGGTGTCCAGCCGGATCAGCTGCAACCCGCCCTGCAATGATTTGCCGGACGGTGTGCTGTCCATTGGTTTCATCACCTGGATAATGTGCTGCATGGGCACATTGCTGCCCTTGGTTCCCCATACCCTACACCCCCGGCCGGTGCCGTTTTTTCTCAACCAGAAATAAGTTTCTTCCGTCATGGACATATCTTCCCATTTTTCTGTCCCTCCTGTATCAACCGCTGCCCTGCCGATCCTGAAAAATTTCTCGCCGTCCCCATCAACGGGATACTGTGTTTCAAATAAAAGCGCCTCAACGTCCTCCCAGCTGGTCAGATATCCATGATGGATGTTCCAGGACCGGTAATCAGCGGCGAACGCGCGCACAACAAACCAGAACCCATGTTTCTGCACGTCCACATAACATACCAGGGCCACGGCCTCAGTTGGCACCAACTGCGGCGGCAGGTCGCACCTGGCGGACAGAATTTTTTCAACAGAATCTGCTTTCTGGCGGACCACCCGCTTGAACGGTTCAGCCAGGGTGGAGTTGATAAAACCCTGCAGGGACCGGACATGTTGCGCACCAAACAGCTTCCAGATCGACACCCATTCTGACACCAGCTTTTCCAGCTTGCCAGAATCAAAAAGAGAATAAATCCGGTTGACATGGTGCCCCGTCTTTCGCTCTTTGCCGGTCGCCTCTGTTCT